CGCCAAAAAGTGCGCGAGATGTACGAAGAAGTAATGAGCGGCGATGAAAATGCAAACCGCATTGCCATACTTGATAACAAAGTAAGCAAGTTCGAGCCGGTGACGATGCAGCCGAAAGATATTCAGTTCCTGGAATTGCTGCGGGATAACGATATCGCCATCATGAATTTCTACGGTGTGCCCGCATACAAGCTCAACACCGGCAAGCAAGCCTACAACAGCAACGAACAACAAAACCTGGACTATCTCTCTTCGACGCTGGACCCGTATCTGGTGCAAATTGAAGAGTCAGCGCGTTTGAAATGGATCAGCGTGCAGGAGCAGAGCACGACTTTCTTCCGCTTCGAACGCTCGGCCTTGTTCCGCACAGACGCCAAGAGCCGCGGCGAATATTTGAACGCCGCCATCCAGAACGGCCGCATGACGCCGAACCAGGCGATCCAGATCGAAGACCGACCGAAGAACAGCAATCCTGCCGCCGACCTGCTGTATATGCCAGCCAATATTCAACCAATGGGTGCGGCCGCCAAACAAGGAGCAACCAATGCCTAACGAACCGATCCGCTGTTTCGATGGAAACGGCAAACCCCACGAAGCCTTCTGGACTTTCCGCAATGCGGCTGAGACTGATAGCGGCGAAGTGGAACTGGAGCTGTATGGAACCATCTCCGAATTCAGTTGGTTCGGCGATGAAGTTACCCCGAAGATGTTCAAGGATCAGTTGTATGCCAATGGAAAGAATGGACCGGTGACGGTGCGTGTCAATTCCTACGGCGGCGATCTGATCGCGGCTTCAGTGATGGCGGCCACGCTGCGCGATTACCCGGGCACGATCACGGTCAAGGTGGACGGCATTGCGGCAAGCGCAGCGGTGATGGTGGCGATCGCAGGCGATAAGACGCTGATCAACGCCAGCGCGTACATGATGATCCACAACCCGATGGTGGGCATCATGGGCTACTACGGCGTGGACGATCTCAAGGGATTGATCGACCAACTCAAATCCATCAAAGACGGCATCGTGGAAGGTTATGCAGCCAGAACCAAGATGGATGCCGAGAAACTCTCGAAGTTGATGAACGATGAAACTTGGATGACGGCCAGCGAAGCGGTTGCTCTCGGCTTTGCAGACGGAGTCATCAGCGGATCGAGCAAGGCCGCCAATGTTGCCCAGTTCAGCAATCAACTCAAGACCCAATTTGTCAACATCCCACGCGCGCTGCTGAATCAAACCAGCAATGATCAGCGGCCTGCAGTGGATGAAGAAAAAGCGCACAAGGCAAAGCGCCTGGTCGCTCAAGCCAATATGTATTTGAAAAAGGAGATGTAAGAACATGGATATTAAAAGTCTGTACGACCGTGTCTTGAAAGCGGACGCTGAGCGCCATCGCATTGCGGCGGAGATCGTGCGTCTGAACGATGCAGACAAGCTCGACGAAGCTCTCCAAATGCAAGCGCCGCTGGATAAGGCGAATGCAGAATATGAGGGCGTGAACAAGCTGTATCTCTCAGCATTGGCCACCACCAGCAACAGCGGCGGCGATCCGGCGAAGCGCTTTACGCAAGCTGGCGGCACTCAAAGCCAACAACCGCCGGAAATCGAAAACCTGCGCGCCACGCCGGAATATCGCGACGAGTGGCTCAGAGCCTTCCGCGCTGGCGTCACACCTGAGAACGTAAACGAAAAAGGCGGCTCAGATCGCTTCCCGCGCCTGATCAATGCGTTGACCGAAACGGGCGGCTCGCCTGCCGGTTCCGAAGGCGGCTTTCTCAATCCGGTGGATTTCGATGGAAAGATCATCGAGCTGCAGCGCTTGTATGTTGATCTTGCCAGTTACGTCAACGTGGAGGAAGTCATCACACTCACCGGCTGGCGCGTGATCGAACAGTTCGCCGCTGCACTGCCGTTGACCAAGAGCACCACGGAGATCGAAGAACGCACCACCGAAGGCGAATCGCCTTTGTTCAGCAAAATCGATTATTCGCTCGATGAATACCGCGACTTTCTTCCGGTGAGCAATAACTTTATGGCGGACACACCGGTCAACATCATGAATTATCTGGCGAGCTGGTTCAGCAAGAAGGTTGTGCTCACCAATAACAGCCTGGTCTTGGACTTGCTCAATGGCATCACCGGAACCAACGTCACGGATAAAACCACGACTTTGGATGTTATCAAGACCACGCTCAACAAAACACTCGACCCGATCTTTTCGGCGAACGCGACCATCTTCACCAACCAGAGCGGTTTGGAAGTTATGGATCAGCTCAAGGATGGTGACGGCCGTCCGATGCTGCAACCGGACCCGACCAACGCAACCGCATTCCGTGTGAAAGGCCGACCGGTTGTGTTCTTGAGTGATGCGCACTGGGGAAATGTCAGCGGCAAGAGTCGCATCGCGATCGGCGATGGCCGCTCGTTCATGACGATCTTCCGCCGCGCTGGGTACGAATTCTCATCCACGAATATCGGCGGCAAGGCCTGGCGCTCGAACAGTACTGAAGTGCGCGGAATTGCCCGCCTTGACAGTGCTGCGATGGACACTGGCGCGATGACCGTTTTGAAAGTCACGTTGTAGGCGTGCTATGAGCCAATTCCCGTTTACGACAAAAGTCCATGAGGCCGACAGCGGCGATACGCTGGTTGTTGAGTCTGGCGGCAAGTTGTCCATCCAGGCAGGCGCAATCGTGGAAGGCTTGAACGTCAAGCAGTATGTCTTTCACGGTGCGGCTGCAGCTGGACCGGTGACCGTTACTGGAGTCAAAGTTGGCGACAAAGTCTTGAGCGTGAGCAATCTGACGGATGTGGCCAATGATGCTTCATATTTTGAAAGCACGGTGACCGTGAACAATCAGATCCAGCAAACCAGCGCTTCGAACCTGACCACCAAAACCTATGTGGCGCTGGTGCTCGCCGCCATCTCGTAACGCATTCGGGATGCCCACCTTCCCATCCCTTTGCGGGCTTCCGCCGTCCGGTCTCACTTTAGAGGCCGGGGCGGAACGCCTCAACTGAAAGAATTTATGACCAACATACTGACCGCTGCACAGGCCGCTAATTTTCTGAGATCCACTGCAGATGACGCAGTGATGTTGCAGTTCCTGCCGTTGATCGATTCGTATTTGGAGAATGCGACCGGCCACGACTGGACTGGCGATGATCCGATCCACCCGACAGCCATTATTGCGGCTGGCATGCTGCTGACTTTTTGGTACGACAACCCGGGGCTGGTGGGTGTTGCACCGGAAACGGTCATGAGTCAGTTGGTGCAGTTGGAGGTCGAAGCGATTAAACATCGCAAGTATCAATTCGCCGGTCTGGCTGGTGCAGGATCGATCAAGCTGACAGGCGCGCTTAAAGGCGATCAGGTGATCAAGCTGCTCGGCATGTATGGAGTGAGCGGCGATCAAAAAGCAAACTTCGAAAGCGCGATCAGTGTCACCGATCATATCCAGCAAACCAGCGGCAGTGATCTGTCCGGTAATCTATATGCGGTTGTGCTCAAGAGTCCATTCGATGATGTGAGCGTGTGATGGCTGATTTTTCCGCTAATGCCGGTGACCTGCAGACGCGCATCACGTTCCAAGTGCCGACGATCAATAAAGATGATGGCGGCGCGCAAGTGCCAAGTTACGAAAATGTGGCAAGTCACCCGACTGTGTGGTCTGCGTGGGTCTACGATCATGGACAGGAGTCTGTGCAGGGCAATGCTGTGCAATCTGTACAGCGGGCAACTGTGACCATACGTTATCGCTCTGATGTGACCGGAGCGTGGCAGGTGGTAAAGGATGATGGGTCGAAGTGGGCGCTGATTTCTGAGCCTGAGAATGTTCAGGATCGCAACCGCTGGAGCGTGTTTCGCGTGGAGCGCGTGAAAGGCACTATCTGATGAAAGCCAGATGGAATGTCAAAGGCCTGGATGAATATCTTGAGCAATTGGTCGCTGCGGAAAAAGATGTAGACAAAGTTGTCAGCGATGTGCTGAACGAAACATCGCAATATGCACTCGGTACTCTGCTTCACTTTCTTTATGCGTCATCCGAGACTTGGACAGGCTCGACCGCCAAAACGCTTTTCGCGACGCCGGTTCAGATCGATGGGAATTACATCTATATCGAGATCGGCGCTGACGTCAAACAGGATCCGGCAGGTTGGTACAAGGAATACGGCAGACCGAGCCAGGCAGCGGAACCATTTTTAAGACCGACCCTTCAGCTTTATCGCAACAAGGAATTGAAAAGGCTGATGGGAAAAGTTCTCGAGCAAATGGGATTGCCGACATCATGATCACTATTTTCGAGCGTGTTGAAAGTGCTCTTAATACATTATCGCCTGCAGTCCCGTATGCACTTTCGCCCTACAAGGGCACATTACCAGATCTATATATCGTTCATCAACTGATCAATTCGCCCGCTGTGAGTCACTTCGACAATGCTGAAGCTGCCCGCGACAATATTGTGCAGATCACGATCTGGAACAAAGCAGGATTGGCCGTGCTGCCTGATGTGGATACCGCCATGAAATCTGCTGGCTTTCAAAAAGGCGATATGCATCAACTGCCGCAGGACCCAGCCACTCTCCATTATGGATTGGCGATTGATTATCACTATTTTGAAGTTAGTTTGTAAAAAGGAGAAAACATCATGGGCTACACTGTTGTTAAGGGCGTAGACAAACTCTACTATGCCAAAG